ATACAGCAATCACCATTAGGTATTGAATCAGATAGAAACATTCTTTCTAAGCAGGATGTTATGTCTGTTGATTACCATAGTGCTTATCACGTAATGGGTACTAAATGGGTCGCTGCTGGCGACAACCAAACAAATGCTCAGTTAGCTACAGGTAACAAGGGGGCATGAACAGACGATGCAGATTTAGTTCCAATCGTACGTTTAGTTGTTAACTCACCACTTGATACATCTAATATTGCGTAATATTATTTAAGTAGTGGTCATAAAACCTCATCAATTATTGGTGGGGTTTTTTCTTTACGCTACAATAAAACTAAATTACTTTATAGATCGTGGCAGCAACTATAGATGCAACAATAAAAGGAGAAAATGCCAATAGTTATGTCACATTGACAGAAGCTAATGATTATTTTGATACCTCCCCAGATTCTTCTACTTGGACAAATAAAACAGACGATCAAAAGAAAAGATCAATAATATCTGCTGCTCGATGGATTGATACTTTAGTTTTTTACGGAGATAGATGTGATGATGGACAGGCATTAAAGTTTCCAAGAAATAATTATCAGGTAGATGGTGTTGAATTAGCTTGTTCTAAAATTCCAAATGGTATCAAGTACGCACAATATGAACTAGCCAGAGCTTTAGCAAACGATACAGATGCAATAACAGGAACTACAGGAAAAGATGGAAATTTTGAAGAAGTAAAATTAGGCGATATCCAAGTAAAGTACAACACCGCAAGTCAGGGAACAGGATCAGTAAACAATATTCTTGATGTCTACCCGTGGCTCCAAAGTTATCTTGGAGCGTATATGCTAGGTGGAGCAGGAAGTTTTCAACTAAGGGCGGTTAGAGGCTAATGGCAGGACAACTAGACACAGTACTAAAGAACATAGCCAAACAGGTTATAGCTGATTTAGGAGATTCTTTAGATACCAGTATTACCTATACAAGAAAAACATCTCCTGTGTACAACACTTCAACTGGTGCGGTATCTACAACTGATGTTAGCTATAACATAAAAGTACCGATTGAATTTATTAGATCATCAGAGGAAACTGGATTTCAAGAAAATGTAGCGAGGTTATATGTAACACCAGATTTAATTGGAGACAGTCAGCCCTTATTACAAGATGAAATAACGCTTACATTTTCTGGCTCGACCAGAGCAGCTAAAATTACAAATGTTTTTACTCAAAAAGGTGGTCAAGAATATTTATTTCGCATTGACGTTATCTTCTAATGACTTTAGTAAACGCACGAGCAGCATTTGAAACAGCAATCAAAAGTGCAGTAACTACTGCGGACAATACAGTTACAGTTGTTTTTGACAATATGCCTTTTACAACTCCTGGTAAGAATAAAAAGTATGTGATGGTAAGTTTGGACTTTACACAATCCACCACTCAAACTCATGGTGCTGCTTCAGATTATTACTCTGGCTCTATAAGATGTGGAATTATGACACCACCAAACAAGGGAAGTGCTGTTGCATCTGCTATAGCGGAATCAGTTATTGATGGATTGATTTCCGTAAACGCTACAGGATATTCAGATACATTTTCAGTAACTCCTAGAGTATCGGCAGTCGAAGGACCAACTTCTGTAAACGTTGAAGAAGATAGTCATTATTTATCTGTTGTAAGTTGCGATTTTACTGCTAATGCCTAAAGATTTTAAAAAACACTTTACTAAAGATTTAGGAAAGGCAATAACTAAGGGAAGAAAGGAAGTTTCAAAAACAGTAGTACGTTCACTTACTGAAAAAGGTCCGTGGTGGACAGGAACATTTGGAGAAAACTGGATCGTCTCAAAAAGTCCTGTACAGGCAACTAAAAAGAGAAAACCAGATTTTCCGCATTATTTAATACCCGACCCAACAGCTAGACAGATAAAAAATCCAAGAGTTCCAAATGTTGCTTTAGGGCAGGATTTATTTGTTGGTAACAGAGCCAAATATGCTGGCTTTGCTATTAACGCACCAGGGCAAACAAGACCTAGTATTAGTGGTCAAGAGGTAACTTATGCCCAACATGGTCAACAGTTTAGTTTAACCTCTACAGGAGGACCGAATTGGTACAATATTTATACAAAAGGTGGTCTTATCAACAAAGATATAGCATTAGCGTTTAAAAAAGTTGGTTTTAAGTAATAAAGTAGTAGTATAGTAAATGAATGTACTAATTTATTTTGTATGGCAACAGAAAGAGCAATCGACAAGCTAAAGCAAGCGTTTAGTTTAAATACCAAAAGTAGTTACTCTATTTATAGAAATGGAGAAGTAGTATTAACTGTTTATTGGACACCATTAACTATTGCCGATAGAGATACTATAAATGCTACTTTAATAGCAACAAATAAAGGTCAGGAAGAAGGTAGTTTAGATTTTGCTTTACAGGTAATAATAAATAAAGCCGAAGATGGAAACGGACAGAAGTTATTCAGCGAGGGAGATAAGCCTAGTCTTAGAAGAGAAATACCACTGGCAGTTTTACTGGAACTTATGACAAAAATGCAAGAGTTGGGCGAGGAGGTTAGCCCTGATGCCGTAAAAAGCACAACTTGATAAAGATAATTATTTATATTTACAGTTTTTTATTGCGGAAAATTTAGGTATAACATTGAATTATTTAAAAAAGAATATGACATTAGAAGAAGTGTATGGCTGGAACGCATATTTCATATTAAAAGGAGAGCGAGAAGAAAAAGCTTATCAAGATGCACAAAAGAAAGCCCAATACCGTAAGGTACGCTAAACTAAATGTAATGTTTTATCGAGATTAGTGGCATCTAATTACGAAGTTAATATAAAACTGAATACTAGAACTGTTAATAAACAGTTAAATAATCTTGAAAAGCGTATATCGAAGTTAAATAAATTAGCTCAAGGTGGAAGAGCAAATAGAACAGTTAATAAAAACGAAAAAGATAGATTAAATGGAGCAGTAAAGTTAACCCGTCAGGAACAGAGAACACTTCGTATAAAGCAAAAACAATTAAAGGTAGACCAACAACAATTAAAAGTTGAAAAACAAACTGCTGCTGCATTAGTACAACAAAATAAAATCAGCACACCTAAAGGTAAAAATTTCGGACAAATAGGAGGATCTATTGGTCCAGCCTTACCTCCAAAAACAGGAGGCTCAACTGGTGGAGGTGGATCTAGAGGCGGTGGAAAAGGAGGGGTTTTATCAGGAGCATTAATAAGTGGTGCATTTCCTTTGTTATTTGGGCAAGGTCCATTAGGTGCTGCTGCTGGTTTTACAGGTGGAATGATTGGAGGTAAATTAGGCGGTCAAATGGGAGGATTTGCAGGAGGTCTAATTGCTACTGCTGCACTAACGCAGATCCAACAGGTATTTGAGGGAGTATCAAAGTTAGGTAATGCCTTTAGTAAAACTAGCTTAGACATAAACGAAATAACTAAAAGTTTAGGTTTAGTAGGCACACCATCTGGTAAGTATTTACAATTACTTGAGCAGACAGAAGGAAAACAGGCTGCATACAATGAATCCGTTAAACGATTAAGCAGAATTGTAGGTGATGAAGGTGTAAAAAACTTGCAACAGTTTGGAGATGCTTCTAGACAGTTTGGTAATGATATGAGCGTTTTAATGACAAGATTAGCTGCCGCGTTTGCTGGTTTTGCAAATACAGTAGCTAACAAAGGTATCGGTGGAATGGGAGGTATTTCTAAATTTACCAAGTCTTTTGAAAGGTCAAATTTACTTAATAGAGCAGCATTAAGTAAAGAGCAAAATGTTCAGAGTTTAATCGCACAAAGAGATGAAATGCTTGGCGGTAGAACAGGTAGAGCAGCAGGAAAAGTAAAAGAAACCGCACTATTTAAAGAATTAGAAAACAAGATAGTAAAACAACAAAAATTAAATGAATTAACGCAAAAGGAGTCTGACCTTAATAATTTTAATGAATTGAAGTATAAAAGCATGACTAAAAGCATTTCGGATAGAACTCAATTTTTACAAACTTCATTACTTTTAGGATCAGAAGAAGCACAAATACAACAAGAAATTAACAGACTTGCCGAAGCCGCTAAAAAAGCTGGAGATGATTTAACTACTACTAAAAAAGAACAAATAGCAGATGAGTTAAGACTACAAAATCAATTAAATAAAACATTAAGTCTTTATCAAAGTATTGCTTCAACTGTAGAAAGTGGGTTAGTCGATGCTATCGAAGGTGCGATACAGGGGACCAAGACTTTAGGTGATGTAGCTCGTAGTGTGTTTAACCAAATACAAAGAACTCTTTTACAAGCTGGAGTAAATTCACTACTTAGTAGCATACCTGGAATTGGTGGTTTATTTAAAGCAGATGGAGGGCCTGTAAAAGCAGGTGGTAGTTATATTGTGGGAGAACGTGGCCCAGAATTATTTACACCTGGATCTTCTGGAAGTATTACCCCAAATCATCAGTTAGGAGGCTCTACTAACGTAGTAGTAAACGTAGATGCTTCTGGTTCTTCTGTTGAGGGAGATGAAGAGAATGGCAGAGAACTTGGTCGTATGATTTCAGTTGCTATACAATCAGAATTAATTAAACAGAAAAGACCAGGAGGATTATTAACATAATGGCTACATTTCCTTCAATAAAACCTACATACGGACAACAAAAAAGATCCGCACCAAATACTCGTACCATTTCCTTCGCTGATGGTTTTGAACACAGAATATTATTTGGGTTGGCAGAACATCAAAATCCTAAAGTTTATAATTTTACTTTCAACGTATCAGAAACAGAAGCAGATACTATAGAAACTTTCCTTGATGCTAGAGCAAATGATAGTGCCAGCTTTGATTTTGAAGCACCTGGAGAAACTGCTTCACAGAAATTTGTTTGCGAAGCATGGTCTAAATCTATACCATATAACAATAGAGCTACAATACAGGCAACATTTAGAGAAGTATTTGAACCATGAGTACTGCTCCTATTATTACTGATCTACAAAAGATCAATCCTTCAGCAATAATTGAATTATTTACATTAA